CTGATACCGCAAGCAGCGCAGATGTTTGGGTCTCTGTAGTTGACACCATCAGTTCATAAGGAATAGCCCATGCCTCTTATTGGTAATCCTATCACTGCAAATTTTCAGAGCAGACCTGCTACCCAAGAGTTTAATGGTAACGGGTCTACAACTACGTTTACCCTAAATCAAACGGTAACTCAGGAAGATATCATCGTATCTGTAGATGGTGTCGTACAGGAAAGTGTTGATGCGTTTACTGTGCCAGACGGTACAACACTCACCTTTACTGCAGCACCGTCAAGCGGAACAGGTAACATCTTTGTAATCTATATGGGTGTGTCAGCAGCGTCTGTAACACCTGCCGCAGAAAACAAGGGTACGTTTAAGGCAAGCGGCATCTTTCGTACCAACGCACAAACACTTAGTTCTAACACAACCATTTTGGCAACAGAGAACGCTAACGTAACAGGGCCACTCACAGTAGCCAGCGGTGTAACACTCACCGTTGAATCTGGTGGTACATTGGTGACGCTATGAGTACGTTAAAAGCAGATACAATTCAGAACACCAGTGGCGGTGCGGCTACGCTGACTAAGCAACATGCAGCAAAGGCTTGGTCATCATTGGATAGTAGCGGTGGTTCAACGACTACTCAACACGGCAGTTTTAATATTAGTTCAGTTTTGGATGATGACGCTGGGCAGTACGGTTTTAATTTTACAAACAGTATGGATGGCGCAACATATTCATCTATAGGTTCATGTAACGATAATAGTAGTTATAACTGCGTTACTAACTGGACAGGTGTTCCAAGTGGATATACAAGCGGTAGAACTGGAATGGGAGTGTTAAATGTTTCTTCTTCTAGTTATGCAGATTCCGATGTATGTATTGCTGTTCACGGAGATTTAGCATGAGTACAGTCAAGGTAAACACGCTTACTGGTACAAGCACTGCTGGCTCTATTGTTGTGACAGGTGAAGGTAATAGCACAACAACTAATCTTCAGCAGGGATTGGCGAAGGTGTGGGGTCTTTTTAATGGTACAGGCACAATAGCAATAAGAGATTCATTTAATGTAAGTGGAATTACCGATTTAGCGGTTGGAAAAATGACTGTATCAAAAACAAATGCTATGGATTCAGTTAATTACACAACAGCCTTGCGTTCTGATATAGACGATGCGGCTGGAGCATCTCGCACATATAATCCAGAAGTTTATACAAGAGCCGCTGGTTCATTTAATTTTGTTACTTATTCTACTAGTGCAGAAGAAGACCATGCCTATGATGAAGTAACAGTGCATGGAGACCTCGCATAATGGCTGGAAAGATTGTAGCAGACCAACTAGAACACAGCACCGCAGGGTCACTTGATACGCAGTTCGTTGTAAACGGTAGTGCGAAGGCTTGGGAACGACATAACGCATCTCATTCTCTTAACAGTAGTTTTAACGTATCAAGTATTGC